ACTCCATATTCAGTATTTGGACCCCACTGCTGATCCAAATCGATGGGCTTCCCATCTTTTCCAGTGAAGCATTCGGATCTGAGAACTTCCTGCAGCATGAGGATCAGCGGACCGCTCGTGCACTGAGCCGGAACGTTAACACACTGAATCGGCAGCGGCATCCCGAATAGATCCTCATAAAACTTCTGGTTGCATTCGTCAGCCAGGATCCCGTCGCACAGATTCTTCCCGTTGACCATGCGATCCCACTTATACTTCACGACGGCAGCAACATCGCCCTTCGTGTATTTGTCATTCAGCTCCAGGTCCTGCAGCTCGCCGTTCTTCTTCACGCCTTTGTAATCTCTGGCCTTAAGCGCCCGTGTGACCATGAACTGAGACTTTCCCACCGCTCCGGACAGGATCCTCACCGGCTTAAACAGATACGGATCCGCCTCCGTGTTCTCCGGCCACTGGTATGAAGCATAGAACCTTCTTCTGATCGGCGTGTCAGTCCACTGGTTAAACGGAACATTCGAAAAGTAGCTTCCCTTGTCGATCCTCCACTGCTCACCGAAATCGTACTTGATGCACATCCCGGTCGCCGGATTATAATCCACGCAGTAAAACACGTGATCACGCCAGTCGAACGCAGCGGACCCGGTCCACTTCATAAAGACGATGCTGTTCTTTTTGACCTTGCTCTGATCAGTGTTTTTTATAAATCCGTGTTTGACCAGCCATCCATCGATCGTATAAGTCGTCTCGCCTCCGGCTTTCTGATCCCGGAACTGAGGACTCAGATCCCACAGCGCCCGATCGATTCCCCTCTCGCACGCGATCGGCGGGCACGGTGGATTCGTATGGCAGTCGCCATATGACCAGTGCTCAGCCTTCGCCCGCTTCGCCACATTGGCGACGGAGTTCTTTATCAGCTCGTTCGTAATCGTCACAGTTGCCTTGCTCCCTTGGTCCAGATTGATCGCCGTATGGTGCCCCTCGTAAAGAAGCACATCACCCGGCAGCAGATATTCATCACTCGTCAGATACTTGCTCTCAGTTAAAGCAGAAAAGCCTGCGCCTGTCAGCACCGACCTCTCGTTGCCCGTGTACATATCAGCTGAAACGGCCTGCAGCCTGGTCAGCCCGGAAATATATCCGGCAGCCTTAACGATCGCCGCCACGCCTGCGGAACAGTCAGATTCACAGGCCGTCTTAATGTTTGCCGGATAATAATCCGCTGCCTTTAAAGCCTGCCAGAACGTACCGCGCTGAGACTGGTCATATCCGATCTTATTATTCTTCGCGGCCTCCTCGGCAAGCTGCGCGATCAGGATCCCGATCATAATATCCGGATATCTCAGCACTACAGACCACGGCCTTGAATACCAGCTCCTTACGGCCCATTCGCCCCCGGTCTGATCCCCGGCAGCTCCACCGGATAATTTACCGTTCTCATCATGCCCGGAATTACTGATCATCCTCTGGCTCCCCCGAGCAGTTTTTATATGCGTCAGCGCAGATCTTGACAAAGCATCCCAGGAACGTATCGACAGCGACCAGCGTCGCCACGATCGGCGGTCCATAGCTCCATCCCCAGATCGATGCCAGCGCGGAAATCAGTTCAGAAAACGGCAGCACCAGGAGCGCGATGAGCTTCAGCGCATCATAAAGTTTATTCGGGATCAGCATATTACACCTCACATAGACAGGAAATCATGTTTCTCCAGCCGTTCCGCATAGCTCCGGTTGATATGGTCGATCGTCAGGACCGTCTGGTTGTTTTTAAAATCCGGGTGAGTGCTGCAGAACGATTCATAGATCGTAATATCGCTCATGCACTGGTCATAAGAATCCTTGCTGTGACGACGGCCTTCCAATAGCTCGTCGTTGAAGCGCAGGATACGGACCCGCGACTCAATCGCGTCTCTCAGATCACCCTTCGCGTCGATAGCCCGCACCTCAGCGCGGAGCTCTCCGATGTCCTTTTGAATAGCTTCAAACTTATCGTTTTTTGAGTCTTTCCGGCTGATGAGGTACTGCACAAATCCCAGAAAACTCCCACCCAGCAGGAACGTCGCCAATGTCTGTGTAAAATCCATCTTCATCACCTCAGAAACAGTTTAATTCAAATCACGGCTCAGGAAAAATAAACCACTTTACTCAGCTTTAACAGCACACCACTACCGATTATTGCTAATACGATTGTCTGTACCATTCTGCGCCTCTAACTCTTAAATACTACTTCGCGGATGACGACATAGGAGCTTTTGCCCTCGATGTAATACTTGTCATTCGTCCAGTCATAACACATAGACTCAGGCTCGCCTGAGAAGCCCGTGTTCGATATGTCTTTGACCAGATTGCCCTGCATATCGAAAACATAGATATGGTTGGCACTGTACGACAGGCAATAGACGTAAACGCCGTCTGTCTCGATGTCCTGCCGTGTGTTTGCCCAGTCGTTCTCGTCGTAGGTCACAAAACTGAGATAGTCAAAGCTATCGTCCATGAAATACATCTTGCCGCCCGACATGGCGATGAATCTTCGGTGCGTCTGGTCATAGGCGATATTCCAACAGTTAAAAACTGTGCCGTTCTCGTCTTTTGCGTAGAGCGTGTCTACCAGATTGCAGGACGTGTCGAACTCGTATACCTCGCCTGTGTCCTTCATTGATGCGACATAGACGTGGTTGGTGTTCGGGTTGTATGCCATGCCGTTCGCGTGTCCGTATGCGCTCCCCGTAAAACTGTACTGAGTCAGCGTTCCTGAGCCGATGTTGTACTTGAGGAACTTGCCAGCCGAATAAAGGCAGATATAAACGTTCCCGTCATCATCAATACAGCCGCCCTGAGGCTGTGATGAGATGCTCGACGTGTATATATCCGTCACCGTTGTCGAATCGTCAAAGCTGTAGAACGGAATAGCGCTTCCGTTGACGTCGTAGATGTTCGTTATGGTGTTCCCGTCGACATCATATATTGAGTTCAGGCTTGCCCCGTTTTTATCGTATATGCTCATACGCCCACCATTAGACGATTCTTACGTTGTCGAGATAGATCTCCGCTCTGATGCCGATGTGAGCGGCGACTGATGCGTGACGGTTCCCAAGATACAATCCCAGGCACTTGACGTGCAGGTCACTTTCAGCGGTAATGTTGATTTGAAATTCGTCTCCGACCGTTAAGTTCTTAAGATACTGGTCTTGGAAAATATTGAACGAGACAGACTCGTTTGACGAGTTCTTTGTGAAGAAGAACAGCGATGCCTTTGTCGTATCGTTCCCCTTCAGCACGTCTGTGACTGTGATTTTCCCGGTGAGGACTGAACCTGTCTCAAACTCAAACCATGTATCACTTCCATAATTGCTCGTACTGTTGCAGGCGGTAGTATTTGCTGACACTTCGGAGATATTCCCGTGAATGTCGTTCTGGTTTGCGGTCGAGAATGATACAAGCGCTTTGTTGCCGTTAGATACTTCTATCGACGCTGCAGGGCTTGTGAAGTCGTGTGAACCGTTTTCAAACGGATATAACGGAGCGGTAGCCGTAACGCTGAATGTTGTCGTCTTGCCGCCATAGAGCACGGTGATGGTCGATGATCCGGCAGTCAGCGTTCCGCTCAGTGTGTACGCCGAGACGGTTGCTGTCGTGCTGTCATCGTAATGAGCCGTCACGACCAAATCAGGCTTTAAGCTGTCTAACGTATCGCTCGTGTAGACCGTTCCGCTCTGTGTGTAGACGGCTGTTATTGACGAGAGGTTATTCGGAGGGTCTAATGCGGCCTCGAGTGCGTCATAATAATCCTGCCCGTACTCGTCGATATATGCGACCTTTTCAGCCAGTTGGAGAAGAGCCGTCTTAATGTCTGCCGTAATACCGGCACCGCCGATGGTGTATTCAGTACCGTTCAGATTGATTTTATTTATCTCTGACATATCAAGTTTGCTCCTTCCATGCACACCACCTATATGGGACATCTTTAAGAACATACGAGGCGCTCGATGAGAATGTCACCGACGTTCCGCTTTTTGTAAAGTACCCCGTGCCGCCATATGAATCAGCCGCCACAGCCGACCCGGAGTTATTTGTCGTTATGACATAACGTGTATAATAATTTGTATAATCAGGCTCAAAAGCCGCCGCTCTTACCGCCCTCTTGCCATATCCAGAAACGGCATCTTCCGGGATCAGTACAAAAAAATCGTAATCAATGCCCGTATCAACAGTAAACGTTTTTGAGTCAGCCGTAGGCGTAAACGTTCCCGTGGCATATCCACCGCCACCGCCGCCGCTAACATTGACCGTCAGCGAGCTGATGAGCGTGGTGTCGACCGTCCCGTTTGACGTGACCGTGTCGCTCGTCTGCGATACCAGTGCGCCATTGGAGACCACTTTTCCTTCGTCTCCTGCTGCGTAGGTGTTCGGGACGTTGGCTGTGATCTGAGCCGATGCGTAGTTCGTCACGTCCTCTGTGGTCGTCCCGTTCGATGTGATGCTGATGTTCTTCGTTCCTGTTGGTGACACCGAAGGGACGTTGACCTCAGCCGAAGCGTAGTTGGTCACGTCATAGGTGTTATTCGATGTGATCTGAATCGTCCCGGTCGGAGTAATGCCGCCTGACGGCAAGGCGTCGATAGCGTCAGACATCTCCCCTGGCTTGTAAGTCGTCGCCGTGCCGTTCTTCGCCCTGATGGAGTCAGCGATGTCCTGAAGGGACTGCTCTTCTACCAATACATTCGCCATTAGTAACTCACCTCATTCCCGTTGATAAGGCTCGTGTTGATGTAGAGGGTCGTACCGTCGACATAGATAGCGGCGTCCAGTAACTGAGCGAAACCCTCTGCCACCCTCATCTGGACAGGAGAATCATCGACAGGACTCAGCACGATCGGAGCGTCCTCCGTGACTGTCAATTCGATGTTAGGCACTTGGCAAGACCTCCTTCAGCAGGTTCTCATAGACGTTGACAGATACGATGTCAGTGGCATATCTGGCGCTGTCGTCCATCCAGTTGACCTGACAATCGCAGAGCGTGTTCTGGATAAACTGCGCCGTCTGCGCCTGTGTCAGAGTGACCGATACCTGCGTATCGCTTCCGCTTGCCGCCACGGTCGGACTGTCCAGTGTCAAAACTATCGCCCTTGTCCTGTCCGCAAAAGTAACCCAGACATCGTCGGCGGCTGTCAGATCCACGCCCTTGACAAGTAATTGGATTGTCGGCGTTGTGTATTGTCTCATTTGTGTCTCCTTTACTAAAAAAACAGCCCGAAGGCTGTCGGATTACTTGCTCAAGTTTGCTATCGTGTCGGCTAGCGTCGGTCTGATCGCTCCCAGCTCTATCGAGTCGTATCTGTCCAGAAGCACGTTGTAGTCGGTCTGGACGACCTCCAGTTTTGTCTTTATCTGGTACTTGTCATAGATGACCGTGACGAAGTCTCCTAACTTGACGTGCTCGATGGTAGGAATGAATCCGACCGTGAGGGACTTCGTTATCCCTGCTGCATTGGCGAGGTCTGCTGTCGCGTCAGCATTGAGGTCCGCCGTGGACGGTGTACTCTGGTAGTCCCCGGAATGGTCGACTATCAGAATCTTTTGAGGCACGGCGTACTGGTCGAGATACTGGATATTTGAACTCACATAAGTCCCGTTGTTCATATACCACGCCAGCGCCCCGGTGTAGTCCTCCGAGTCGTCATAGATGGCATCCAGCTCCGTGAGGTTCTTGCCGTATCTTATACTTACGCCGTTGTCTGCGCCCCTCTGAGCCTTCAGAACGCATTCATACCTATCGAAGTACCACTCGCCGCCGTAGACGCTTACAAGCCCGTTCTCGCCGCCCATACAGCTCCTGACGGACGCCGCTCCCTCAAGCACCCATGCCGCTGACTTCGTGATGTCAGTGCTGAAGCTGAAGCCAGACGAGATGATCGCTCTGGAGCTCAATGCCGCCACAGCTCCGGCGCAGGTGCTCGCCGTGTACACCCTCATCGGATAGCCAGACAGGTCATAAGAGATATGGTTCGCCAGTACCTGGATAGTGCCGTCGAGGTTCTTGTCTACCTCTTTGATCCGGAACGGCTGCGGACGCATTCCGTCAGACGGAGTCGCCAATAATAGCCGCCTGACCTTGACCTCGTCTGCGTACTTGCTGTCCGCTACCACCGTAGCCTCCAGTGTGTAGAAGTCGTTTACTCTCTCCGACACGATGCAGCTCGTCAGCTCAGGACGTCCGATGCCGTTCGATGTGAAGTTTTGCTCTTCTTGCTCATATAGAACAGGGTTCATAGCACCCACCACCTCGGAATGATCTCGACGCTGGACGTGTTGGCGTTAGCCAGGATCTGATTCTCGCCCGGCTTCATTGTCAGCTCACCGTTTGAGAAGCTGACGTACTTGTTGTAATTGACATAGATTCCCATCGAGCTGTCCTCTGCCGTGCAGTAGGCGTCCATCGTTTCGGTGTCCACCGTGAGCACGTTTGCATAAAGGGCAAGGTTCGGGTCATCGCAGTCCAGAAAAACGCCGCAATCATTCACGCCGCCGATGTAGTCTGACAGGTTCGTGCTCGTCAGGTGGAACTTGAGGAGCGGATGGCTGCTGAATCTCGTCGGATTTGTCAGTGTGAAATAATCGAACGCCGCATCGTCATCCTGGAGGACGCCGTTCTTGTAAATTCTGAGGTTAAAATCTCTCTTGATGACCACATAGGACGCCAAAACCGAAGATGTGAAGTAAAGGCTCTTTTCGTTCCATACGAACGGCGAGGCGCCTGTGGCTGATGTCGGATTGCTCTGGAAATATGCAGCAAAGAACGGGTCGTCCGAGCCGACCTCAAATGACAGCACGTCTCCGCTCGTGAGACTGTAGCCGGACAGGTCGACCATGACGTAATCAAAGTCCCCTGCCTCGCTTGCCGTGAAGCCTGCCGCTTTTGCCGCGTTCGTGATGACCGTCTGAGCCGCTGAGATAAAATTCGTCAATACTTTGTATGACGGTGTCGTAGCCGTGCCTGTGTATGTCTTGCCCAGCTCTCCGCTCTTAAGGAATCGCTGAGGTTTGCAGTCGAAGGTCAGCTCCATGCGCCCGTAACGGTTATGGCTGCCTGTCGGCGTGATCTCGAACGGGCCGGTGAACTGAGCCATGCGGAACTCGTCCGGGTGGTAGGAGTCTTCCAGTCTGAAATAGCCCTTGTGACTTAACAGAAACGCCCTCAGAGCGCGGACTTTGTCAGGAAGGTCCAGCTCGATGTTGACCGGATAGATAACGTCGATATTAAAAAAGCGACCGTTATCGAGTAACAGATCGCCGTTCCTTCCGGGGACTTGTATTCTTGATACGTCTCGCTCCGGAGCGTTGTATGTGCCGGTGCCGCTTAGTGTGACGCCGAAGTCTGCGAGGTCGACCCCGTCAAACTTGACGTGTCCAAATTGTCTTATGCCCATGTTGCTTTTGCACTCCTTACGCCTTGCATGATCCTGTTCGCGGTATACTGTGCAATCGCCTCGTTGCTCTGCCCCGGCTGAGTCGTGACCTGCATGTTGATGGTCACGCCGGTCATCTCTTTGAGCCGGTTCAATCCCATGACGATCTCAGCGCCGTTGTCGCCGAATCCCTTGAGGCCGCTCGATGTAGCCAAAACGGTCGGCTTGGTGAACACGACCGGGTTGTCGTAGGCTTTTTTGTACCATTCCACAGCCAGATGCGGCACGGACGGAGGCGTCAGGGAGAACTCGCCCTCGATGGAAAAATGCGGCAGCTTCAGCTTCGGAAGCGACCACTCAAAGTTGAACAGCCCCTTGATGAAGTCGATCGCGCCCTTGACCTTATCCTTCACCGCGTCAAAGACGTCCGTGAACTTCTGCTTCACGCTGTCGACCTTCGACTTGATGGCGTCCACCACGGAGGAGATCTTGTCCTTCATGTTGTTCCAGGCTTCGACCACCTTGTCTTTCAGCTCGATAGCGAAGGCTTTGATCTTGTCCCAGTTTTTATAAAGCAGCACACCGATGGCGATCGCCGCGGCGATGGCTATGGTCAGCGGACCGCCGAGGATCCCGACGATCGTGCCGATGCCGGAGATAAGCATTCCACCGATTGAGATGACCTTGCCGATTATCGTCACGAGCGGCCCTATTGCCGCCACGACAGCGATGATCTTGAGGATCATTTCCGTCTGTTCGGGTGTGAGGTTCCTCAGCTTCTCCGTGACGGTCGCTACAAGCCCTGCCACCGATTCCAGCGCAGGGCCGAGCACTGACGCCACATTCGCCCCGATCTGGGCCATCGTTGCCGCTGTCGAGGCTTTCAGCTTCTGGATCTCGTCGTCTGTTTCGCCCAGGGCGTCGATTGTGTCGTTGTCGAGGATGAGTCCAAGGTTCTCGGCTTCTTCGCCGTAGGCTTTGAGAGCCGCGCCGCCGTCGTCCACAATGCCGGCAAGGGAGTCAGCAGACTTCCCGAACAGGCTCATGGCTATCTGGTCGCGTTCTGTCTCGTTCTCGATCTTGCCGAGCGCTTCTAATGTGTCATAGAAGACGTCCGTGGAGTCTCTCAGGTTTCCTTCGGCGTCCGTGACAGACACACCCAGCTCCTGAAGTGACTTATTTGACGGGTCGACGCTCTTCTTGAACTTCTTCAGAGCGCCTGTGATGTCTTCGACGGAAACATCGACCAGCTCCGATGCGTACTGCATCTTCTGGAGTTCATCGGTCGAGAATCCCGTCTGCTGTGCCATCGTCTTCAGCTCGTCAGCGGACTTGACCGAGTCGAGGCCCATCTTTACCAGACCGCCGCCAATGGCAGCAGCCCCGGCAGATACCACCGACAGCTTCTTGCCGACGCCTTCGACCTTGTTGCCGAAGTCCTGCATCTTGCCGCCGACTGCTTTGAGTTCCTGAGAGGCGACAGACCCGAAGTCCTTCATCTGGTTCTGGAATGACTTCAGCTTCTGCTCGTCGTCAGCGATCTGCCGCTGCAGCGCCTCCATCTGTGCTTTGACTTCCGGAGACTGGTCAGCCTGTTTGAGCTGTGAGAGCGCTTCCTTCTCTTTATCAAGTTTTGTTTTGGTGTCGGCGATCGCATCGTTGAGCAGCTTCTGCTTCTGCTTCAGCAGGTCAACGTTGCCCGGATCCATCTTCAGGAGCTTGTTGACGTCCTTCAGATTGCTCTGCGTGGTCCGCAGGCTCTTGTCTACGCCCTGCAGCTCCTTCTGTAACGGCGTTGCGTTGCCGTCGATCTCGATCGTAATGCCGGCGATTCTATTCGCCATGTCTCACCTCAGAATTTATCGAAGTCTTCCTGTGTTGCGATGGTGTTGTATTCCGCGTGGTCGTTGTCTCGCTCGACGAGCAGGTCCAGTATGTCGCCCTCGTCAAAATAGCCCAGGTCTGACGGCCTTATCCCAAGCTCAAGACACCGCAGCATGAATACGCCAGTGGTATATGGCCGATCCGTCAGTCGGCCTTTGTTTTTGGGACTGACTTGCCCTTCTTCGATGCCAGGTAAACAGAGACGGCCTCGTTTGCGCCGTCGATCATGTCCATCTGCTCGTACTGTTCCAGCCACTCGAAGAAGTCGTCCTCCGTGACCTTGCCGGCCATCAGCTCAGACGTCTGATTGACCGCCTGCTGCACCATGACGAATGTCAGCCGCTCAATCCTTAAGATGTCCTCCGGGTTCTTCTGCATCCCGTTCAGGAGATCCTCGCGGAATATCTTTAGATAGATAAATGGAGTGGCCGCATTTGCGACCACTTCCATGTTCTCATCTCCGATCGTGATTTCTTTTCTCATGCACTCCTCCTATCATGACGTGGCGATGAAGACCGTGCTGAACCAGCCGTTATAGACTGCCGTTGCGGTGCTTTCGCCTGTCTTGGCTCTGACGATGTCTTTGTCGAGCGATGCGTTGTAGACCGTTGTCGCCGTGATCTGGACGGACTCGGTCTGCGGCTCGATCGTCTCTGCCTTTGTCGTGGACGATGCGCCCGGTCTGGACGCTACGCAGTTATACATGCAATAGCGTGTGGCATTGACGTCGCCCTCGAACTGGAACAGCAGCGCGAAGTGGACCGGATTGGCCTCCGCGTCTTCCAGAAGGACCTTGCCGACGTTCGTCTCGATCTCGCTGAGGATAGTCTTCCTGAATGCGTCAGGAATCAGCGCCAGCTCAAGGTCGCCCTGGTAGCCGTTGTTCGCCTGAGACACGAAATATGCGATATTGTCCGCATAGAATGTGTTCTGGTCGCCCTGGGCTTCCAGAGACAGGCTCACAGCGCCCGGAAGCGCCACCGGCGTAGCGTATGTCGCCGAGCCGTTGTCTGCGATCGTGGCCACCGCGTAGTAGACATTCTTGATGCCGTACTTGATTTTGTTAGCCATTATTTTCCTCCGTGATGATTACATCCATCTCGTACACGACCTCGTACATCCGCTCGTCATCGATGACCTCTTCCGCTTTGCTCCAGACCATGCCGGCGCCGGTGAGGATACCTTCGAGCTGTCGTTCGAGGCCGAAGTCTTTGTTGTCTGTATAAAGCTCAACGACAAGATGGTCGATACGGACGTAATTCACATCGTCGGCCAGCATATCGTTGTTTGATTGATAGAAAAAGCACAGGAACGGAGGCCCCTCTTGAGGCTCCGGGAATTGGTAGTATGCTGTCGGGATCTGAAGCCCGGCGAGCATCGTGTTGACTTCTTTGGTGGTCATAGCTTTAGATTCTCCAGTTTTTCGAGCATCCTTTTCGGTGCCTCTTCGTTGCACCAGTCGGCGACGTCCTGAATGTGCGGATGTGCCGGCGTATCAGGGAAGTCCGTTCGCCTCGACCCGTTGCGCGTGAGGTGTCCGTACTCCAGCAAGTGAGCGAGCTGATAGGTGCCGTGCTTGCCGTAGACGATGGTCAGCGTTCTCAGCCGGCCAGTCTCCTTTTTGTAAGCCCAGCCCTTTTTATACTCGCCAGAGTCAGTCGGTGATGTGGCTTTCAGCTTTTTGACGGCTTCCTTCGCCACTCCGACTGTGACGTCCTCCATCATCGGCACCATGCTGTTCGTGATGTCACCTAAGACCCCCCTCACGGCGTCGTAGAAGTCCGTGCTGCTGGATGTCGGCCCGTTGTACTTACGTTTCGACGTCCCCGGCTTGTAATACTTGCTCATTCTCTACCACCGGCGCTGTGTTTGTGCCGCCCTTCCGCTCGACATAGAGTTCCAGCACGTCCGTCCGTCTCTGGAACGTCCGATAGACTCCGTACCGCTGCCCCCGGAACTCGATGATCCTCTGGCCGTTGTAGTCCGGGCCGAACATCGTGAAACGGAACTCCGGATTCAGACCGTTTCGACCGCCTGCGTAGAACTCGTCCCGGCTGACGCTGTCGACCTGGCAGAAAACGTCCGTTCTGGTTTCCGTCTTCCTCCAGACTCCGTTGTCATCCTGTGACATCGCCTCAGCGATCAGGGTGATTACTTCAGACCTGTCCATCGTTCCCCCAATCCGTGTATCCTGTGCATGTTACAAGCTGCGCCTTCTGCTCGTCATAAGACCGCTTCAGTCTGTCGTAGTCGTCAGGCTGGCCGAAGTGCATCAGGAAGTAAGTGATGGCAGCCTGAGAAACGAGCACGTCGACAGTCTCGGGAACTTCCACGCCTGCGACGCCTAAATCGAGCATGGCTGTGTCGAGCAGCCGTCCGATCTGTTCGTCGAACGCGGTCGTCGTGACGCGAGCCGCCAGCTTTGCCTGTGAAATTAAAGTGTTGGATGCCATTTTCTACTCCTTCTTCGGATATATGATCGTTTGTCCGATATGCCCGACCTTGACCCTCGGCTCGGCGTACATCTTAAAACCAAGTCCAGACGCCCTTAAGCAGAACGCCGTGTCCTCGCCGTAGCTGTTCATCGGCGTGAAGCAGGTCCGGTATGCCGCGTAAACCGCCTGGAGGATCTTCGTCTCCATAAGCACACAGGCCATGCCGCAGCCGGCGACCTCGAAAGGCTCGTCAGGATATGGCCCTTCCCACTTCGACTGCTCATGATTGAGCAGCGATGAGAAGATACACAGCGGATACGGTTCGCGCCTTGCGGCACAGACCGCCGTGACGAAACTCTCTCCGGAAGCCATAAGCCCGTCCACAAGGTCAGGCTCGAACGTCATGTCCGAGTCCAACCAGAGGACGTGCGTGAACTCCCTCTCGATCGCCTGCCACGCGAGATACTCCCTCGCCGCGTGTACCATTGAGCCAGACCTGATCTCGACCTCGAAGTCGATGCCGTCCTTGTAGAGCTTATTCACCAGCCGCAGAAGGTCAGCCGTGAACTTCGCCTGAATCAGATCGAGCGACGGAATCGCAATCAGTAATCTCATGACTGTGCCAGATAATATTTTTCGTCGTATATCTGCTGACCGACGTGGCCGATGCTGGCCCTGCTGTCACAGTAGAGCTTCTCGCCTGCGTTTTGTGCGCGGATGCAGAAGCTGATGTCTTCACCGAATCCGGGGATCGGCATGAACAGCTTCTGTCCATACTTGTCCGCGATCCGTCTTACCGCTTCGACATTCATGGCGACCATTCCACAGCCCATCGCGGCTACCTGGAACAGGCAGTCCTTCGGATAGTCGAGGAATATGTCGCACGCCGGCTCAAGCCGTCCGTCTGCGTGGTGGAGCAGCTCACAGCGGTTGAAGATGACCGGGTGGATCTTCGGCTGCCTCTTGGTGAATGCCAGGGCGCAGACGATGTCGTAGCCACGGTCGAGATCCTCAAACAAATAACCGACCTCTGTCTGCGTAAATGTCATATCTGAATCCACAAACAGGAGCCGGTCGTATTCCTCATCGAGGACCTTTGCTATAAACTGATTTCTCGTGTCATAAACAAGGGAGGAGGCCCCAAACTGGACCTCCATTCCCTCATCCTTATCCAGTGACAGCAGCGAACTTGCGAATTTTGTATGAATCATGTCCATACAAGGCACAGCTATCAGCGTTTTCATCACTTCACCCCTTTTTAGTTAGATCATGTCTGCGCGAATCTTACGAATGCGCTGGTGTCGATCAGCTCACCATCAGCGAGACAGGCGCCACGGAACTGGATGCTCGTGGATGTCGCGCTCTCAAACGGCTTGACTTCAAGAGCCTTGAAGATGTTGAGCTTGTAAGCCTTCGGATCGCCGTAGAAGATCGTCTCTTTGCTGGAGATCAAGGCTTCGCTCATCAGCACGACATCATGGCCGAACAGTCTGAACTGGAAGCCGTCGTTGATGACGTAGTCGTTAAGCTGGGTGACGCTCATGATGTCCTCGTAGAACATTTTCGGAGTCATGATCCAGATAGCGCCGTTCTGATACTTGGCATTAAGAGCGGCCATGATCTTGAGGATCGACGCCTTGGTGACTGTCGGCGGAATGGCCGTAGCATTGGCGTTGACCGATTCCTTGATGCCCTTGAGGGCGTTCGTGCCGGAGCCGACAACGATGTCTTTGTTGATGGCGTAGCGGATCTGGTCGGTGATGCTGTCAACGATCCAGTCATGGATTGCCGGAATAGCCATATGCTCAATGTCAGCAGTAACAGTCAGGAGCTTGACGTATTCATTCGGGATGAGATCGACATAGCCGATGACGTCAGCCGATTCTGTAATGGTGGCGCCGACCGTGCTGGATGTAGCAACGTTGTTGGTTGTGGCGACCGGGAATCTGACATAGGACGGGAACTGTGTCACGTCAACTTTGCCGAGAAGCTCAGCGTCCTTGACGAGCTTGTCCCAGACAGCGTTAACCGTCATGGTCGGGATCACGGAGCCGGCAGTTGTGAGCGCAGCCCTCTCTTCTTCGTTCAGGTCGCGGCGAACGAGGCTCTTGACCCATGCGTCACGATATTCAATGGTTTCAATACCGAACATTTTATTGTCCTCTCTTTCTTCGGGTTCAAATGTTTCGATGACTTCGCCGGCGCCCTCTGCGACCGCTTCGCGGATCTCGACTCTCTGGGCTTCGGCCTGTTTGCGGTTTTCAAGTTCTTCGTTGATTGCCCTGACCTCTTCCTCAAGAGCGTCAAGGTTTGCTTCCGGAGCGTCGACTTCGACCCTGATGGCCGCTCTGCGCTCTTCGAGCTGTTCGATTGTCATTTCTTTGAGTTCCATCAGACAACCTCCGTCAAAAGTTTGATTTTTTTCCTCTGCTTGTCGATCTCTGCTCTGACAGCTTTGGCACTCTCCAGTGATGCTTTTGCACTCTCCAGTGCATCGGCAAGGCCGCGAGCCGTGATTGACGTCGCTTCGTATGCCGGGAATGTGCAGGCACTGACCTCGAAGATCTTCGAGAACGACAGGACCGTCCTTGTCGGATGTTCGGAGTCGATGTCCTCCCAGCGTTCTTTATCGACCGTGAACATGAAAGACATTCCGGAAATATCTCCACGCTCCACCGCCGAGTAAAGGCTTCTCGCATCGGCATTGTTCTCCGTGTCGAGATTGACTCGGATGCTCATGCCGGCACCAGGCACGACCTCCATCTGCATAGTGCTGTTCGCGTTGTTGTTCCGTGACCGCGCCAGAGGAATCATGTCGGTGTTGTGGTTAACTAAAAAACGCACGTCTCTGAGGTCTGTCTCATCGAGTGCGCCATCTGCAATAATCTCGTCATACCAGCCGAGATCGGTCCGCTCATTGAACACGATCGGCTGCCCTGACAGGAACTTGCCGTTCTCTTCGTTCTGCTCGGCTCTGACCTTGAAGTCAAAAGCCCGGATTTCTTTATTCATCGTTTTCCTCCTGTGAGACTTTGTCGTCTGCAGAGTAATATTCGCCACGGATGATCCTGACGTCACCGCCTTCGACCTCCGGAAGGTTCCAGATTTCCCTCGCCTCGTTCAGCGTCAGCATCCCTCTGTCGAGGAGCTGGGCTGTCACGTTCAGTTTGTCGTTGTTCGACATATACTGGAGCCTGTTCGATGTCACCATGACCTTGTTGCCTTGTGTCTGCTCGCGCAGCGTAAAGAACATTTTCGTCAGGACTTCCGATTCGGTGATGGCGAAGCTCTCGATTGCGCCCTCGTAGAACGCTGACCAGGCATCGCCGTAGACCTTATTCATCAGCACATCGTCATTCGTTCCGAAATACTCGAACGTGTTGTCCTTGATGGCCTTCATCTGCTCCGCATCAATGACCCACGGCTTCACGTCGATCTGCTTGATGTTCTGGTAGGTGTTCGGGAACAGCAGCAGGCCGCCGCCTTTGGCATCTCTGGAGAAGTTTTCCTCCGTGAACCGTCTCCGCTCCTTTGCCAGGTCTTCGGGCTTGGCGAAGTTCGACAGCGACGCCATGAAGCGGTAAGTCGCCGCGCTCTTCACGCCTTCCTCTATGCCCTGGTTCTGGATGTGGATCAGATCCATCGTCTCGGCGAGTGCCGCATTCGTCTCGCCAAAGAAATCATTCCTGTATTGGAACTTCGTCATGATGCCGCAGTACGCAAGCTCGATAGCCGCCTTCTCGCCGTTGGAGAACTCGTAACGCAGATAAGGGACTTTCCCATACTGGACGATCTCGCAGCGGCTCGGCAGCGGCGTGTAGATCCCGGACGGCTCGCCGAACTCGTCATAGACCGGGACGATAAAGGCTGTGTTGTTCGTCTCGTAGATCGTCCGGAGTCTGTACTGGAACTGGCTCCATGTCTGGAACTGGTTCGGGCCGTGTTTCAGCTTCGCCTGGAGTGCAGGACGTGCCGCGCCGAACGTCTCCACCTTCAGCTTCGCCGTGTGTGTGGAGAGTGCGTGGATAGACGCCCGGATGATCTCCATCTCGTACATGCCGCCCTCGTAGGACGTGAAGCACGGTCTGTATCCGGTCAGCAGCTTGAAGTAGCCCTCGTATTCTCCCTTCGGTTCTGGTGCTTTTTTGAACAGGAAGTCAAATAGTCCCATGTTATTCCTCGTTCTTTAACTGTTCGCCGATCTCGGCGTACCATTTCTGCCTGACTGTCATCGCGTCGATCAGCGCGGCAGTTCCGTCAATATGCAAAGAAGGGTGCAGCTTCACCAGCTTGCCCCTCCCACGTTCAACGCTCATCTTGATGGCGCTGTTCAATAAGTGCGCTTTTAATAAATCGTTGTCCCCGATGTGGATCTTGCCGTCTTCCAGCAAGCCCTGGAACTCCATCATCACGCCGTAGAGGTTCTCGCCCTGCCAGACGTCGTCCATGTGGAAGCCGAAGGCTTTCAGATCCTCCACCAGGTAACGCGCAGACCATTTGTCATAGCCGATCTGGAGCGGATAGATCTGGTACTTCTCGACTAAATCGACGAACCACTGATAGCAGTCGTGATAGTCGATGTAATTGTCGCCGCTCGGTGACAATAGACCGCGCTGAATGAAGATGTTGTACGGCACTCCGTCCCTCTGGATCGCGTCGTCTATCTTCTCAGACGGCAGCCAGAAATGAGCGAAGACATACAACTCGCCATCCCGCTCGATGACCGCCGTGGCCGCTGTGAGGTCGCGTGTCTGGCTCAGGTCGATGCCGCCGACGCAGTAGGTGTCACGGAAGTCTTCGAGGCTCAGTGCATCACCTGATGCGTCAGAGACAAGTTTGTCCGGAAGCCAGGCAAGTGAGCTGTTCTGCTTCAGGTTCGCGAACTTGCAGATGAACTCGCTCTTTGCCGCCAGTGACTGTTCCGCTGCCGCGATCTCGTCCAGCAGATAGTCGACCGGGACAGAGACGCCCATGTTCGGATTGCTCTTCCGGAGTTCGTTTATATCGTCCCACTTCTCGATGTCGTCGATCATGTAGAGAAGCGGAAGCAAGCGCGTCTCCCGGCTGTCTCCAAGGAGGAACCGGGTCGACCGCTTCATCAGGTCGTCATAAACGGAGTCGTTCACATATCCCGACGTGGTGCAGCTCAAGAGCCGACCGTCAGGTCTTGCGCCCATCGCGCTTTTCATGACTCCGTACTGTTTCAGGCCGGCGTCGCCCTGCCATGCCGCTATCTCGTCGCAGATAGTCAGAGACGGATTGAAGCCGTCAGACTTCTTCGCGGAGAAGGCGATCTTCTTCACGATGGAGTTAGTCCCGACGATAGCCAGATCCGACACCCTCTTCTTAGCCAGCATCGAGTCGTCATGGATCCGCTTGTTGTGCTCGTCCTTGTCGGAGCAGATCTCCTTCAGCTCCTGCCACTCTGGGTCGAGCGTCACCATCTGCCACATGGCGTTATAGATGATGTCGGTCTGTTCCAGCTTCGGGGCTAGGCAGAACACCCTCGCGCCGTAACCTCCATCGACTCTCCAGATATAGTCAGCGATGGCAGCGGCGATCAGTGACTTGCCGTTCTTCCTCGCCACCAGCAGCAGGATCTCACGGAACTGCCTGTTCCCGTCCTTATCCTTCACGCCGAAGATCGTGGCGATCATGGCCTTCTGCCACAGCTCCAGGACGAGCGGACCCGGTGCGAGCGGTCCCTCGGTGTGGAAACAGTGGCTCTCTATCCACTCGATCGCGTTGTTCGCGGCTTTTGGGTCATAAAAAAAGGACTTTTCCTCAAGTCCCTTCACCAAATACTCGTATAAAAGCCTGATAAACCGCCCGACGACCACCGAGCCGTTCTTAATTTGCTGGTAGTACGCCAAGATGTAGTTATCTCTGCCCGACACGCTTCATCCCGTCCCATCTTCTCGTATCTCTCGCGAACTCCGAGGTCTTGG